ATAAATGGTATTGAAGTAGTATCTACTAAAACTCCTGGTACGTATGCTTTTTATGCATCATCGCCACATGATCTTTTAAATATTGAATTAATTACAATTTCTGGATTAAGTACAACATCTACAAAACTCTCAGGTACTTATAATATTGGAATTAATACATCAACACATGTTTTAACTGCTGATGTGGGAACACCCGCTGCAACAGGAATAGTTACATACTTCTCTGTTTATGGTAATTTAGATTCAAATATTATTAAAGAAAATAATATTTTAGCGGTTGGTATAGGATCTACTTCTGAAAAAGTTAAAGTTCTGAGTATTGATAACGTATCTAAGAGACTTAGAGTTCTAAGAGAAGCGGAAGGGACTACTGGTGTTGCACATACGGCAACAACAATCCTTTATGAGGTTCCAAGAAGATTTACCTCTAAAGTTGGTCTTAAAACAGCTTTCGATTTTAGACTTAATAGAGAATTGTATTTTAATCCAGCAGAAACTCTTGGAATAGGTGTTGGTATTGGATCTACACTATCATTTTCCAATCCTGGTGCAGGAATTACGCAGAAATATATTCCAACACAAACACTCTACTTACCAAAACATGAATTAGAGAGTAATGATGAATTAGTTTATAATGTAAATAATGGATCTGTTATTGGTGTTTCTACTAATGGATCTGCTGCTTTAACCTTAAGCGATCAACAAAAACTCTATGTTGCTAAAGTAAGTGATGATTTAATCGGACTTTCAACAGTAAGAGTTGGGTTAGCATCTACAGGTACATTTGCTGGAATTGGAGCAACAACCGAATCTTTAGGATTACTCTATTATACTGGATTAGGAACAGGAAATTATCATAGCTTTAAGACAAATTATCCAAATGTGGTTACTGTATCATCCTATAAGAATACAATAACCGTTGCTACTGCAACAACACATGGACTTGATATCTCAGATACTGTTTTTGTTGATGTAAAACCATCAGTTTCAACTTATATTAATGTTTCTTATAATGATTATAATAGGAAACTTGTAATTGATAAAAAGACAATTGATGCAAGCGCAATAAATGTTACTACTAATGAGATTACAGTTTCAGATCATAAGTTTGAGTTAGGTCAGAAGTTAATTTATAATGCGTCTACTCCTGCAGGAGGACTTACAAATGAGAAGTGTTATTATGTAGTAATTGTTAATAAGGATACTATTAAATTATCAGAATCACATTATGATTCAGTAAGCCCTGTTCCTACTATTGTTGATATTACAAGCGCAACAAATTCTTTTTTATCTCCAGTAAATCCACAGATTAATCTTTATAAAGATGCTCCGGTTGTTTTTGATCTTTCAGATTCTTCACTTGTTTATACAAAGAATGCTATTCAATATCCTGCATTTACATTTGAATTCTTTATGGATGCTGATCAAGAAAGAGTGTTCCATAAAGTAAGAGATTCATCTACTTTTGATGTAATTAAGTCCGGAACAATTGGAGTTGATGGTCAAGTTACTTTATTTGTTGATTCTACAATTCCAAGTAAACTTTATTACAATCTAGTCCCAATTCAAACTGATCAACTTCCAAATGAGAAACTTGATATTAGTATTGATAGTGAAGTACATGCAAATAATGAAATAGAAATAGTTGAGAGTATGTATAGTGGAGAGTATATTATTTCTATTGGCGCGACAAATACATTTACTTACTATATTCCTGAAGTTCCTGAGAATCTATCATATACTCAAAGCAATTCAAGTATTAAATATTCAACCAATTCTTCTTCAGGAATTGGATCAATTGTTGATTTAAGAATCTATAATAGTGGATCCAATTACTACAAATTGCCCAAAATTGATCGAATTGGAAAGAAAACCACGGAAAATGATACAGTAGTTGGAATTGGTTCAAATGCTGTTCTTAATATTGAAAGTAAGAGTATTGGAGTTATTAAAAAGACGAAATTAAAAGATATTGGTTTTGATTATCCTTATGATAAGACTTTAAGACCAACTGCTAAACTACCTGAAATAATTAAGATTGATAATCTTGCTATTTTTGATAATATTGGAGTTACATCAGCTGGTAGAGGTTATGGTCCAATTCCACCTAAAGTTATTGTTTTTGATGGACTAAGTGGTGAATTAAAATCAGAAGTTGATTTGGCTTTTGAAAATGGAGCTACCAAACTTAAAATTCTTAAAAATACATATGGAATTAATACTGTTGAACCTAGATTACTTCCAACCAGAAATTCTAATGGTGTAGGAATTAGTACTCTTGGATTTAATGCTACAACTAAAGATGTAACTGTTACATTAGCTACTGGATTTAGTACAGCAAATTCATTCCCATTCTCTATTGGTGATGAAATCATGATTGAGAATGTTAGCGTTGGTATTGCTTCTACAGCTGCTAATGGTGATGTTCTGGTTATTGATACTGGAAAGGGTTATAATACAGAACTTTATGATTATAAGTTATTTGAAGTAACAGGTCTTGATGCTAATCTTGGTGGTATTGGATTTGTAACCTTTAGTATGAGTGGATATTTGGGTTCTGGAGAACTTCCAGGAACATTTAATCCTGAAAGATCTTCAGGTAGAATTATAGCAAAGAAAGATTTCCCAGTTTTTGAGACTAAACTTACAACAACAAATTTCTTAAAAGATGAAGGAGTTATTGATTTAAACGATAGTAATATCACTGGATCGGTTGAAAAATGGGATAATATAACTGGTTATCTTAAAGTTCAAACAAATAAGGATTTTGTCGTTGGAAATGTAATTGAAGGAACATCTTCAAAAACTAGAGGAATAGTATCTTCAACTAAGAATTTTACAGCAAGATATAACCTTGATGCAAAATCAAAAGTTGAATCGGGATGGGAAGATAATACAGGATTTTTAAATCTTAATAGTCAAGTAATTCAAGATGGAGATTATTATCAGAAGTTCTCATATTCACTTAAATCGTCTGTTGATCTTGAAAAATGGGATGATGTAGTAAGTACATTAAATCACACAGCAGGATTTAAAAAGTTCTCGAATTTACAAATTGAATCAGAACCTATTAACAGCGCTAAAGTCGGTATTGGAACAACTCAATCTCATATGGATATGGTTGTTGATTATTATGATATTGCTGATGTAAACTGTGTTTATAATTTTGATTTGGTTACAGAAAACGATAAAAATAATACACTTTCTGATCAAATTGTATTCCAAAGTCAGATATTAACCGATTATTCAGAATCTGTTGGTAATAGAGTCCTTTCTATTGATGACTTTAGTTCGACTTTTAATAGCAATCCAAGAGCAACAAGATATAGTACGGTTGCTCGTTTTACAAATCTTGATGCAAATGCTCATAAGTACATTACTTATGTTCAAGATAAAAGATATACTTATGAGCGTCAAATGATGCTTATGACGCTTTTACATGATGATAGTGGATTTGGTTATATGCAGCAGTATGGAAGAGTTGAAACTGTATCCAATTTGGGTTCTTTTGATTATGGACTCGATGGATCAGATGGTGTAATTTATTTCCATCCAAGCAAATATTCAGTAAATGATTATAATGTCTTTACTTTATCATATAATTTAAATGATCTCGTAGTAGGAACAGGATCTTCTCAATTTGGTGGAGTTAGAATATCAACAGCAAGTACTGCAGTTGCTACAGGAGTTGGAGCTGGTTCAACTACTCGTTTTGTTAGTATTGCTAATACCTACACTTCAGCAAAAGTTCTTTTTGAATTCAAAACTTCTGATGGTGATTACGAATTTAATGAATTATCTTTGGTACATGATGGTTCAACCGTAGATTTACAGGAATATGGTAGATTAACAAACTTAAATGAACTATCTGATGCTGCATCTGGACTTGGAACATTCCATCCATATATCTCTGGTAGTAATGTTGTAATTGATTTTGTTCCTAATGTAGCCACTGCCGCTTCTATTAATGCTGTAACAGTCAGTATGGGCAATACAGCAGGAATTGGATCATTTGCCTTTAATCATGCATTAATTGGTAGTGAATATGTTTCTATCGCGTCTTCTAGTTCGCCAACAGAAAATTCAGTAGGAGAATATCCTGATCGTTATGATGGTGCTTATATTATTGCTCAAGTTACTGATACGACTAATAATGTAACTCAGATTTCTGAATTAATGCTATGTGATACTGGTGATGATGTTCATATGACTGAATGGGGAAATCTTAGTGTTGGTAATGCATCTGGCGTTGGAACCTTTGGTGCTACTTATAACGCTACTACTGGTGTAACAGCATTGAAGTTTACACCAAATGCTAGTATAGATGCAGAAGTAAGAACATTTTATAATTATATGCGATATGAAGATGATGCTGGCGCTGCTGAAAATCCAATTAAGATTGATTTCACTAATGCATGGATTGATACGCAATATGGTGGTTATTCTGGAACAGATTCCGATATTATGAGAGCATTTAACTTAACGCATGAAACATATCAAATTTTTGAAAGATATTTTGATGGATCTGATGGAAATATTATTGGTTCTGATGAGGAAAATGTAATTTTAGATGATTTGATCCTTCATTTAGATGGAAGAACATTACAAGATAGTGGATATCCTGGAATTACTACAGCTTGGTTTGATTCAAGTGCTGAATCTAATAATGCTGTTGTAACATGTAGTGGTTCTTGTATTGATCCTGAAATTGGTGATGATGGTAGACCATTAGGTTTTAGATTCCAAGATGGTGAATATGGTACTATAATTGATGATGGTTCTGATTTTGATTTTAGTGGAGACTTTACTTTTGAATTCTGGGCTAAATTAACAACACAACCTGATGCTAGTGCTCCATCCGCATTGCTTAGTAGTTGGAGTACATTGTATAGTCCTGATAATAAATTTATTCTTTATGTCGATTCTGATTATAAAGTAATGTGGGAGATAAATGGTGAGATAAGTGGTGGTCAAATGACTTCCGCTGCTAATACAGTAACATTAGGCACTTGGCATCATTATGTGGTTAATAGAATTGGTGGTGCTTGTAATCTTTATGTTGATACTGTAAGTGTAGATAATGTCACTTCTTATTCCACTGCAGTTGCAACAACACTATCAAATGTACGTCTTGGAACTTATTCTGGATCTATTGGTACTGGTTGGGATGGTACAATTGGTATAGCAAGAGTCTATAAAGATAGAGGATTGGATGTAACTGAAATTAGTAGGAATTATATGACGCAAAGAGGACGTTTTTTGCCCGAATATTCTGTTCCTTCACCAGAAGTACCAAATGCTATTACTATTCCTAATCACTTCTTTGTTACTGGTGAGGAATTAGTATATTCGACACCAGGAGCAGGTACAACAGAAAATATTGGAATTGTAACAGCAACAGTACCTAGTATTGGATCTACTGATAAGTTACCAAGTTCCGTTTTTGCTGTTAAGATTGATACTAATAAAATTAGACTTGCATCAACTGCCGAAAATGCATTAAAAACTGTTCCTGAAGTATTGGATATTGGTAGAGTTGGAATCGGTACTACGCATACATTTACCGCAACTAATCAGAATGAAAAGGTTTTAGTTGCGTTAGATAACTATTTCCAATCACCAGTTGTTGGATCATCAGTAACTACTACTTTAACAACCAATGTCGATGCTAGTGGAGATATTATTCATCTAGCAGGAATTACATCAATTTCGGGTAATGATCTATTAAAGATTGGCGATGAAATTATGAAAGTTCAGGTCGTTGGATTTGGAACTTTAACAAATGCAGTTCGTGTTAAGAGGCCTTGGTTAGGTACAGTAGCAGTTGGTTATGGTACAGGAGCACAAGTTCAAAAGGTAACTGGAAATTATAATATTGTTAATAACCTTCTCAACTTTGTTGAAGCACCATATGGCGAGATTCCACTCTCTTCAACCACAAATGCACCAGATTCTAGAGATTGGACTGGAATTACTACTAGTTCTGTTTTCCAAGGAAGATCCTTTATAAGATCTGGAACACCTGGTGGTACATCTGAAACTTATAGTAAAAACTATTTACTTGATGATATTTCACATAATTTCAATGGAACTGAAACCACATTTACTTTGACGCAGGATTCTTCTAATATAACTGGATTGGAGGATGAAAATGGAGTAATATTAATTAATGATATCTTCCAAATTCCTGGACTCACAAATGATTATACAATGCAGCAGGAAGCTGGTATTTCATCAGCAGTCTTTAGTGATTCTTTTGGACAAGCGACTCTTGCTGGTGATGTTAATAAATCAAATCTTCCAATTGGTGGTGTTATTGTTTCAACAGGTTCTTCTGAAGGAACTGGTTATCAACCATTAATTGGTGCGGGAGCAACTATAACAGTTGGAACTGGTGGCACAGTAACCGCAATTACAATTGGTAGTACTGGATCTGGATATAGAGCAAATTATAATTATGAAATTCTGACTGATACTACTATTGTTTCTGCTGCATCAACTAATAAAATTACTATTGATAATAAAAATAGTGTGTTTGGTCTTCTTCAACTTCTTGGTTATGGTAGTACATGTACAATTGGAGTTGGTACATATATCAAACCAACAAATATCACTTCTATAGGCGATACATCAGTAACTATTGGAGTTTCTAGTGCAAGCGTATATGAAATTGCTGCTGGTACTCCTGTTATGATTAAAGTTATTGCTCCACAAGTTGGAGTCGTAAATATTGGTGTTGTGACTGATCTTACTACTAATAATGCAATAACTCATATTGGATTTAGTACTATTAAAGATGGTTATGTTTCAACGTCTTGTTCTATAACAAATACGAATACTGGGTTCTCTACAACAAAAACATATGATGTTTTGGTTGATGGTCCACTTCCTTATTCAAATATACCGTTGGTTTATCAAATAGATGGAGTTGCTACGACAATCGCAGGAGTAGGAACAGAAGCTAAAGTTGATATTGTTGTTAGCGCAGATTCTACTGTTTCTGATTTTGAACTTAAAAATACGGGATATGGATATAAACTTAGTGAGAGTCTCACAGTTCCTACGGGTGGTATTACAGGAATTCCAACAGATGCGACATCACTGGGATCATTTGAACGATTTACTTTAACTCTTCAAAATATATACACAGATAAATTTGCTGGGTGGTGTATAGGACAACTTCAACCACTTGATGATATTAGTGATCAATTTAATGGAACCAAAACAGATTTCCAGTTAGAAGTTAACAGTGTAGTTACTTCCATTAAAGCATCTAAAGGATCGAATATCAATATTCAAGATGTTTTACTTGTATTCTATAATAATATCTTACAGGTTCCTGGTGAAGGTTACACTTTCCCTGGAGGAAGTACAATTATCTTTGGAGAACCTCCCAAATCTGGTGATAAGGTAAGTATTCTATTCTATAAAGGAAGTGGGTCTATTGATGTTGTTGATGTTGATGTTCTTGAAACTATAAAAGGAGGCGATTCTTTACAAATCACTAACGATCCAATTGCGGGACAAAAGAGTTATTTGCAGGAAGATCCAAGAATTGCGATGTCTATTGATTCAACTGATGTTGTATCAACAAATCCATATTTTGGTCCTGGAAATGTTAATGATCTCAATCTTAAGCGACCTGTAAATTGGTGTAAACAGACTGAAGATTTTATTCTTGATGGTAAGAGAGTTTCTAAAGATCGTCCTCTATATGAAGCTTCTGTTTATCCAAATACTAATGTTATTCAATCTGTTGGTGTTGGTTCTACTATAATTTACGTTGAAAGTGTAAGACCGCTATTTGATACTCGTAATGAGAATGATATTTCAATTACATTCCAAAATGACATTGTAATTGTATCACAAGATAGTAGAGTTGCTGCTTCTGCGACTGCAACAGTATCTACTGGTGGATCGATTACATCACTTACACTTTCTGATGGTGGAGTAGGTTATTCCACCAATCCAGTCGTTATCCTTGGAAATCCTGTTGGAATGGGAAGTACTGCTAGAGCAACTGCTAGAGCATATATTAGCACTGCTGGTATAGTTACAGGTCTTACAATGACTGGTCCTGGTACTGGATATACATCTGTACCCGAAGTTTTGATGACTCCACCTCCTGTTTTGAGAGAAAGAATTAATTCTGGAGTGAATTATAGCGGTGATTTTGGATTGGTCGTTGGTATAGGATCAACTGCTATTGTAGGAGTTGCATCTACAGCACTTATATTTGAGTTATTAATTCCAGATAATTCTATTTTGAGAGATACTGTAGTTACTGGAACTGCGGTTACTGTGAGTGAAATAAGTGCAAATGATTACTTTGTCGTTAGAGAATCTAATATTGGCAGACCTTCTGATTCTCTTGGATTCTTAACTACATCTGGATATACTTCATCGGATATTGTTGGTGTTGGAACAACTGCTCTTGATAATGTATACAGGGCACTTAAATCAGAAACAGTTAAGAAATTTGTTTATGGTATAGGTGATGTCTTTGTTAGAGAGATTACTGTTGGAGTTTCAGATTATGGTGGATATGATTATTCAACTAGTTTAACTACTTTTGATCAAACAATAATTACTTTTGATTCTACAACTACGAATTTTGATAATTTTGTATTCCGCAATTATTATGGAGTCTATAGTTGGGGTAGAATTGATTGTGATGCAAGGACATCAACACAAGAGTTCCCATTCTATAATCAAAATGGAGTATCGGGCATTCCAACCTCTTCTTATGTGATGAGGAATATACCACTGAAGTATAAAGACTATATTGCTTAAAATCTAAATAACTAGTAAAAGGTCAATTAACTAATGGCAAAGTTAGGAATAAATACAGGTTCTTCCGCTAATGATGGAACAGGCGATGGCTTGAGATTAGGTGGTGGAAAAGTTAATGACAATTTTGATGAAATTTACTCTGCTATAGGTGATGGTTCTACTTTAAGAATTGGTACGGGAAGTACTTGTGCTATAACTGTCGGAGAATCTCAAGTCGGAATTGGTAGTACTATTCCTGCTCATTTATTGGATGTTAGAGGTGGAATAGGTGTTACAGATATTAGTATAAGTGGTATTGCTACTGTTGTAGATCTTCGTGGTGTTACTGCTATAGATGCTACCACAACAGCAACCATATATCAGGTGATCATGGATTCTATATTATTTCGGAGTCCATAATGGCAAAGTTAGGAATAAATACGGGTTCTTCCGCTAATGATGGAACAGGCGATGGCTTGAGATTAGGTGGTGGAAAAGTTAATGCCAATTTTGATGAAGTTTATTCTTCTATTGGTGATGGTTCTACTTTAAGAATTGGTACGGGAAGTACTTGTGCTATTACCATAGGAGAATCATTTGTTGGAATTGGTAGTACTATTCCTGCTCATTTATTAGATGTAAGAGGTGGAATAGGTGCTACAAATATTAGTATAAGTGGTATTGCTACTGTTGTGGATCTTCGTGGCGTAACTGCTATAGATGCTACCACAACAGCAACCATTGAAGCTGCAACAGCAGGAATGCCTAATGAATTTGAATATATTAATGTTACTGGAATGGGTACTATTGCTAATTTCAGGTCAGGAATTAGTACTATTACAACATCTGTAGAAGTAGGCACTGCAGTAACTATTGCGCCTACAGGAATTAATGTAGCAGGTGTTTCTACTTTAGCTGGATCCGTAACTATGGATTCTGCTGTAGTTGGATCAGCAGTTACTATTGGTGCTTCTGGTATTCTTGTAACAGGTGTTTCAACATTTGCTGGTACAGTAAGTGGGAAAGGTCTTAT